GAAACGTTCGCAAAACGTTATGCGGGGCTACGCTCTGCATACGGAACGTTTACTTCTACGAATGAAACAAGAGAGGATGGAAAAGCCAGTGGTAAAAATATCACTATATCTAAACAGTTAGATGATAATGAGGTTTTATCTTTATGGCAAAAACACCTAAACGGTGAGCAAAGTTTAGGGATAGTTCCTATCAATGAAGATAATGAATGTGTATGGGGAGCTATTGACGTTGATGAATATCAACTAGATTTAAAACATCTAGCAGTCAAACTAGCACAACAAAAACTCCCATTGGTATTGTGCAGAAGTAAAAGCGGTGGTGCACATATATTTATATTCATGGTAGAAACTGTCCCTGCCTCTATGTTACAAAGAAAACTAAGACAAATCGCTGCAGCAATAGGTTATGGACAAGCAGAGATTTTTCCAAAACAAACAAAACTATTATTAGATAGAGGTGATAGAGGAAGCACTTTAAATATGCCCTACTTCGGTGGTGAGAACTCAACTAGATACGCATACGGTAAAGACGGACAAGCTCTAACACCAGAAGAATTTATAAAATACACAGAGGAGATACAGCTCAACGCTAAAACATTAGAGTCTTTAGAAGCTAGTCCTTTAACAGAAAACCAAGAATGGTTAGACCAAGCACCACCATGTATACAACATCTAGTAGTACAAGGTTTTCCAAAAGGTACAAGAAACTCAGGTTTATTTAATGTAGGCGTGTTTTTAAGAAAGAAGTTTGCAGATGATTGGGAGAAAAGATTAGAGGACGTAAATATACAATATATGCAACCACCTTTAGGAGCACAAGAAGTTCTTACAGTAGCTAAACAATTAAAAAGAAAAGATTATTTTTATAAATGTAATGACCAACCTATAGCTAGCCATTGCAATAGTCCTTTATGTAGAACAAGAAAATACGGTATTGGTGCTAATGGTGGAACACCTTTATTTAGTAATTTAACTAAACAAGACAGTGACCCACCCATATGGTTCTTAGATGTAGAGGGAGGTAGATTAGAGTTAGAAACAGATGATTTACTTAACCAAAATAGATTTCAGCGTAAATGTATGGACGCTCTAAACAAGATACCACCTAAAGTAAAAGATAACGTCTGGAGACAGATTATACAACAGTTATTAGATGTAATAACAATAGTAGAAGTTCCTATGGAGAGTTCAACCGAAGGACATTTTATGGAGTTGTTAGAATCTTTTTGTACAGAGAGACCTGCTAGAGAAAAAGATGAACTACTATTACATAAACCATGGACAGATAAAGGTAAAACTTATTTCAGGTTAGGAGATTTGATGGATTACTTACATAGGAATAATTTTAAAGATTACCAAAGAAATAAATTAACATCTAAGTTAAAATCTCTACAAGGTGAGCCACACTTTTTTAACATAAAAGGTAAAGGTGTGAACGTCTGGTTTATAGACGAATTTAAAACACAAGAAGAACCACATGATTTACCAGAGTTTAACGATACAAAAATATGATTAAATATATACCTAAATATTTTCAACATTGTAAAAGTAATATACAAGAATGGGATAAACCATCAGAAAGAATGTTTGATGGCAAGATAGTAAAAGGCAGACCAACAAGAGGTTACGGTAGCACAACATTTAATTATGCAGGAAAGCTGTATAAACCTAGTCCATGGACAGACACTATGTATACCATAAAACAAGATGTTGAAAAGTTAGTATGGAAAAAATTAAAGATAGATAAATTATTTACTTTTTGTTTATGTGGTTTTTATGGCACAGATGGACGTGGTATACCGCATCACTCTGATACAGTGCCTACAGAAGATGATTTAGTTGTATCTATATCTTTAGGAGCACCAAGAATATTTATTCAAAGAACTTATCAAAACCCTATAAAGAAACATACTAATACAAGCGAGATATTCTTAAAAGAAAATTTTGTTATAGACGAAAGCTATTACATATTACAAGACGGTGATGTTTTAATATTCGATGGCAGAAATCAAATGTACTCTACTCACTGCGTGCCTGATATACCTGATGCAGGTGAGAGAATAAACTTGACTTTTAGGAGTGGGTTATGACATTACCTAGTCATACACAGGTCATTCTTGGACCACCAGGAACAGGTAAAACTACCACACTATTAGAGTTAATAGAAAAAGAACTGGAACAAGGCACACAGCCTACAGATATAGGTTTCTTCACATTTACACGTAAAGCAGTAAACGAGGGCAAAGAAAGGGCTATGACTAAATTTGGTGTAAGTAATAATGAACTGCCTTATTTTAGAACTCTACATTCATTAGCGTTTAGACAACTAGGTCTTACTAGAGAGAACGTTATGGGTAGAGAAGATATTATAGAACTAAATGAAAAACTTAACCTAAAACTAACTGGTAGAACACAAACAGAGGATGGACATCTATTTGCTATGACCCACGACGATAGATTGGCTTTTATTGAAAACTTGGCTAGAATGAGATATGTTTCATTAGAAGAACAATGGCATAGTGTTGACGATGCAGTAGGTTGGTTTGAGTTAGAAAGATATTCTAGAGGATTAAAATTATTTAAAGAAGATAAACTATTGGTAGATTACACAGATATGTTACATAAATTTATTCACGAAGGCACAATACCTAAATTAGATGTAATGTTTGTAGATGAAGCACAAGACTTATCACCAATACAATGGGCTGTAGTGCGTAAGTTAGCAGATAACTCAAAACGTATTTATGTAGCTGGAGATGATGACCAAGCTATTTACAAATGGGCGGGAGCAGATGTTGATTATCTTATCAGTAATAGTAAAAACGCTATGGTGTTAAAACAATCATACAGAATACCTGCTAGTGTACATGAGTACGCAAAAAAATGTATATCGCAAGTGGGTTCACGTATACATAAAACATGGCACCCACGTAAAGATAAGGGTCAAGTGAGGTGGGAGCCAAACATAAACTTACTTAATATGGAACAAGGTGATTGGTTAGTCTTAGCTAGAACAAATTATTTGTTAGAAGAAGTTGATGAGTATTGCAGAAACGAGGGTTGGTTCTTCGAAGTTAAGGGAAAAACAAGTCTACCAGAAAGCAAAGTAAGAGCTGTTATCAACTGGGAGAGATTAAGAAAAGGCGAAAGTATATCTTTAGCAGAGTGCACAAATATTTTCAAATATATAAAAGTAAAAGATTATAAGAAGATAGATTTATTAGAAGCTAGTACAAAACCAAACTTAGAGCTATTACAAGAAAAGTTTCCAGATTTACCTTCAGGTGAGTGGTACGATGTGTTTACATTACTAAGACCTGCAGAGATAAGTTATATAAGAGCTATGTTACGTAGAGGAGAAAAGATTACAAAACAACCACGTATAAGATTATCAACCATACATGCAGCAAAAGGCGGAGAAGCAACTAACGTAGTTTTATTAACAGACATTACTAATAGAGTTTATAAGAATTATCAAAAGAACCCTGATGATGAAAATAGGGTGTTCTATGTTGGTATGACAAGAGCAAAAGAAAACTTGTTCTTGATAGAACCGAAAACGACAAGATGTTTTCAAATATAAAGTTCTTTACTTTGCATTTAAAAGTAAAGTATATTAATTTTAAAGGAGGGACTTATGTCTTCGATTAGAAAGAAACTACTCGTTAATGAAAACGATAGTAAAAATACAAGAATGGATATAGCTAGTGCGGGAGTATTAGCTAATTGGCGACCAGATGAATTAGCTCATATGAGTCGTTTTGACAAAATTGCTTCTATGTGTATAGAAGAAGCTAAAAAACTAGGCAGACCTTTAGATACTTTTGAAGTGGGCTGTGGGGAGTGTTGGACACTACGTGCTTTGTATAAAGCATACGTAGTTAAAAAGTCTGATATTATTAGGTCTTATTATGGTTACGATATTGACCCTGCATGTACTATGGAGAATCCTTTTTGGTCTAATGCTGGTAATCCTTTAGAAAACTCTACGTGGTTTCAAAATTTCAATGGTGAGATAAGAATACAAGATTTAACTGTCAACCCTAGATTTGATTTAGAGGATGAAAGTATAGATATGTTTTGGTCTACTGAAGTTATTGAGCATATGGGTAGACACTTCGTACCTGCATGGCTAGACGATGTGGCTAGAGTTATGAGACCCAATGCTTTAGGTTTTGTATCTACTCCTAATCATGACGGCTCTAACGATAAACTACCTGAAGACCATGTCTATGAGTGGGGTTATCAAGAACTAAAAGAAGAACTAGAGAGAAACTTTACTATAGAGGCAGTAACAGGAACGTTTATACAGCTACCTAATTTGAAGAAAGCTATGAAAGAGCCTAACTTAGGGTGGACACCAGAACAATACGAAATGCTAGAAAACAGATACGGTAGACAGTTTTTAAGAGTTGTTGCGGCTACATTTTACCCAGAGGTAGCGAATAATTGTTCTTGGATAATTAGGAAGAAGTAATGTTCATTCGTGAGGAACTTGACAGATATTTGTATTGGCAAGTAGAAAGAGAAAATATCAGGATACAAAAAGAAGTATCAAAACTACCACCCCCTTGGACTGATGACTCTATCTTACAACAATATAAATTTTGTCAAGTTTTTCGTGAAGAAGATAGAACAACTAGGTGGCTCAAAAAACATATCAGAGAGCCTATGCGTAATAGTTCTGATGTGCTTATGGCGGTGGTTATTTTTAGGTGGTTTAATTGGATTCCTACTGGTAGAACTTTAATAAACAATGGGTTATTAGAACGTTGGGATAGGAAAAAAGCTATAGAAGAAATAACTAAACAAGATAAATGGGTGACGGGTGCATATATTGTTAAATCACCAAACGGTATGGATAAAGTTACAGGGGTAGCAGAGTGTATCAGTCATATGTGGGAACGTAAAGATTATTTGATAGAAAAATTAGAAGAAGCAATAGAAGAAGATAGATGTTCTTTAGAGTATTGTTGGAAGTTATTAAGAGATTATCCCTACATGGGACCTTTTATGGCTTATGAAGTTGTTACAGATTTAAGATTTACTTATTTGTTATCTGCGGCTAGTGATAAGTTGACATGGGCTAACGCAGGTCCAGGAGCTATGAGAGGATTAAACAGGCTAACAGGAAGACCTTTAGATTTTTGTCAACGTAGCCACGACTGGTGTAAAGAAATGGTAGCTCTCTATGATATAGCAATAAAGAGATTGCCAGTGAATATAACTTTTAGGAATGACTTACCTTATGAACTGCGAGAGATAGAAGGCGGTCTATGTGAGTTTGATAAGTATTCACGTATTTATAAAGGTGAGGGTAGAACGAGGTCTGTGTATAAATATAACGAGGAATTACCTATAGTGGAGGGAATATGAAAGTAATTACAGCTAGAAATGTAAATGGTGCTTTACTCAAAGGAGTAGATTTATTTAAAGATAAAACTAATTTTATAGAACAAGATAGTAGAAACGGTAAAACATTAGAATGCGTAGAACCAGTAACTACAGTTTATTTAAAACCTACAGAGAGAGTGTGTTTAATAGAAGAGAGGGACGCTAATCCGTTTTTTCATTTTATAGAGAGCATGTGGATGATTGCAGGTAGGAATGATTTAAAATCACTGACGTATTATGTATCGACTATGAAAGATTTTTCAGATGATGGAGAAACTCTATGGGGTGCGTATGGTAAAAGATGGAGAGAATATTTTTTAAAAGACCAGTTAGATGTTATTGTAAAAATGTTAAAATATAATCCAGACGATAGACGAGCTGTATTACAGATGTGGGACCCGATAATGGATTTAGCAAAGAACGGTAAAGATGTTCCCTGTAATACGAATATTTATTTCAAAATAAGAGAAGGTAAACTAAATATGACAGTTTGTAATAGGTCGAACGATATGTTGTGGGGTGCATACGGTGCAAATGTTGTACATATGTCAGTATTACAAGAATTATTAGCACATAAATTAGAACTAGATGTTGGTGTGTATAGACAAGTCAGCGATAGTTTTCATGTATATTTAAACAATGTATGGGATAAAGTAAAAGATTTATCTTTAGATGTTTACTCTATTAGGTCTACTACTGACATCTACGATACTTTGCAAGATTATCAACCTTTTAGTTTATTTTTAGATAATGGTGTTTTAGATTGGGAGTTAAATAGATTCTTTAATTATCATCCTGCAGATTTAGAAACTTCAAATAATTGGGAAAGCCCTTGTATGAGAGATATAGCTGTGCCTATGGCAACTGCTTATGCATTTTATAAAAGTGGAAAATTCAATGAAGCATTACAAGTATGCGAAAATATTGTTCCAGTAGATTGGAAAAACGCTTGTCTTAGTTGGCTCCGCACACGAGAACAGCGTCATTATGAACTAGCGGAAAAAGGAGAATAACATGAGTGCAGATTTTAATCTTATGAAAGAGATTGCTCAAAATGATTTACAAGCTCTTCAACGAGCGGAAACATCTTATGGCGACTCTTGGAAAAGACGTGGAGGCGTAGGTGCTTTCATGATGTTAGCACGTAAGTTCGATAGAATAGAACATCAGTCGGAAAAACACGGGTGGGATATTTTTAAATCAGGAGAAGTCTACAGTGGCGAAGCAGGTCTATTAGACGACGTGCGTGATTTACGTAGATATCTTTTACTCGTAGAACAAGAAATATTAACACAAACTGCAGCTTACGATGAAAACGTAGAGGTGCATGAAACTGTATCTGATGAGGAGGATTTATGAGTTTTTGGAATAAAGTAAAAGGTTTTTTAGGATTACCTACAGTTGGTCAGACACCAACTAGCACCATTGATAAACAGGAGTTAGCTAAAGGTGTGGTCGATGAAGCAGTTGATATAGCCGTAGAAAGTGCTGAGATAACTTTAGATAAGTTCGAAGAAAGTAAACCGACAAAACCAAAAAGAGCTAGAACTAAAAAAGGTAGATACGTTGCCGACGATAAGTCTACACCAGATGTAAATGAAGCTTGGGTTGGAGGTAAAGCACCAAAAAAGAAAACTAAAAAATGAGACAAGATGTTTTCTTCCAACCAGATAGTTCATGGACGGTGCCTGAGGTATTACCACAGTTTGCACCAGATGAAACTATAGCTGTCGACTTAGAAACGTATGACCCTAACTTGTTAGTTAATGGTCCAGGATGGGCAACAGGTAATGGTCATATAGTCGGTGTTGGAGTTGCTTCTAAAAGTTGGTCAGGATATCTGCCTATAAGACATGTAGGTGGAGGTAATCTAGACGAAGCCATTGTTATGAGGTGGCTTAAAAATGTTTTATCTACTCAACGTTCTGTTATTTTCCACAATTCACTATATGACGTTGGGTGGTTAAAAAGGGAAGGCATTGATATTCAGGGACAAGTTCTTGATACTATCATTGCCGCCCCTCTATTAGACGAAAACAGATTTTCTTATTCTTTAGATTCTTTAGGTGCTTATTACTGTAATGAAACTAAAGATGAGACATTACTACAAGACGCAGCTTTGACGTTTGGTGTAAATCCTAAAAGTGAGATGTACAAACTGCCTGCGAAATATGTTGGTCCTTATGGCGAGCAAGACGCTCTACTAACTTACAAGCTATGGGATAAATTACAACAAGAAATAAAAGAACAAGATTTACAGAAAGTTTTAGAGATGGAACTAAAACTCATACCTTTATTAATAGAAATGCGTTGGAAAGGTGTTAGGGTAGATACTAATAAAGCTGATGAGATAAGCGATAAATTATCAAAAGAGGAACAATTAATACAAGTAGAGATAAAGAGGAAGTATGGTAGTGAAGTAAACTTATGGGCTAACGCATCATTACAGAGTATATTCGACAAAAATAATCTATGGTACCCAAGAACAGAAAAAGGTACGCCAAGTTTTCAAAGAGATTGGTTAGAGAACCATGACCAAGAATTACCTAAACTTATAGTTAGAGCAAGAAAACTAAATAAAGCTAGAACAACTTTTATAGATAAGATGATAGGAGACCATGTATTTAATGGTCGTATACATGCTGAAGCTCACCCTATGCGTAATGATAGAGGAGGCACAGTCAGTGGTAGATTTAGTTATAGTAATCCAAATCTACAACAAGTTCCTGCTCGTGACCCAGAGATAGGTAATCTTATACGTTCTTTATTTATACCTGAGGAGGGTTGTGAGTGGGGGGCATTCGATTACTCACAACAAGAACCTAGACTTACTGTACATTATGCTAACGAAATGAATCTAGTAGGCTCTAAAGAAGCAGTACAAGGTTATACAGAGAAAAATGTAGACTTCCACCAAATGGTGGCAGATATGGCAAATATACCACGTAAACAAGCAAAAGTTATAAACCTTGGTCTTAGCTATGGTATGGGTAAAGAAAAATTAATTAGAGAACTAGGTTTAGATGATGTAGAGGCAGAAAAGTTATTTCAACAATACCATGAAAAAGTTCCTTTTATTAAAGCTCTACAAGACCAATGCACTCGGATAGCGAACATGAAAGGATTTATTAAAACTATCGGTGGACGTAGATGTCGATTTGATTTATGGGAAAGTAAATTTGAGAGAACTACACCACTTAATAAAGATGACGCAATAAATAAATACGGCGATGAACTCAAACGTTCATTTACATATAAAGCACTCAATCGTTTGATACAGGGCTCTGCGGCAGACATGACTAAATTAGCTATGATAGAACTATGGAAGGAAGGAATAGTCCCACACTTGCAAATACATGATGAGGTAGATATATCTATCGAAAATCATGCTCAGGCTAAAAAAGTTATAGATATAATGGAGGGCTGTGTTGATATAGCAGTTCCTTTATTAGTCGACGCAGAGCTTGGTCAATCATGGGGCGAAGTTAAGGAGATAACTCTATGAGAGGTATAACACCAAAGAAGAAATTAGAAAGTCAAGAAAAATACGAACGCATGTACTCTATGTGGCTAAACGATGAATCTACTCTACAAGAAATAGGTTCTCATTTTGATTTAACAAAACAAAGAGTTTGGCAAATTATAACAAGATGTAAATTAGGTGATGGCGATTACTATCTTGGAACACAAGTTGCACGTAATAAATGGAATGAACTTAACTCTACTTTTAATGATATGGAAGAAATAAGTGCTGAATATAATGCATGGTTAAAGACTATAGGTGTTAAAACTAGCGTTAATAATCAATCAGTAGTGCCTCATAGCGGATGGGACTGGAAATACTAAAATTTTAGCTAAATCCGAAAAATCGGTCTCACCAGACGCCACCTAAGGCGTTTTGACGAGGTAGTTAAGGCTATCGGGTTAGAAGGTTGTGTCAAGGCTTATATCGTCTTAGAATTAGTAAAACCTTAAAATCAGCCATATACTGCTTTACTTTGACGTTAATCTACTTTACCCTAAAGTTATGGGTAAAGGTAAAGGAACAAAAGTATATATCGGAGAAGATAAACAACTTCATGCTGTCGTGTGCGGTGCACCAGAGTGTCTGAACTTAGTAAAAGATAACCAAGAAAAGTATTGTTGTGAAAAATGTCGAAAGAGAGTTATGACATTAAAAAGTATGGATAGATATAAAGGTGTTTATAAAGATATGAAACAAGATGGTTGGGCAGGTGGACCAAGGGGTCTCTCTACAGTTCCCAGTTCTATTAAACACGATGAAACGCATGTAACAGGTAATGGAAGATTTGTAGTAGATGATTATCGTGTCGACCCAGATATATTTGCTATTGCCGAAGCTAACCACGAACAATACATTCTTGATAGAAATGAATATGAAAATAAGGTAGTTATCGACGGTTTAGAGGTTTTTATAAAAGAATACAATAAACACCACGACGTAAGTTATCAAAGAGAACAAGCTAAAAAACGTGAAGCTAAACTAACCGAAGACCAAAAAATAGCTAGAGCTAAACAAAATAAACGATACCAAAAAGAAAATAAAGAAAAGATACGTGCAAAACAACAAGCTAGATACAAAGCTAATCCTGAAAAATACAGAAAAATACATAGAGAATACTATCTCAAAAATAAAGATAAAATTAAAAAGTATCACAAAAAATACTATGAAGAAAAAGTTAGAAAACCAGATTTATTTATGTTAGAACAATGGCTAAAGAAAAGAACCTCTGGCTCTTAGTAAGAGATAATTTAAAAGATTTTCATCTACAACGTATCGAAACAGGTATGACAGGTTCTGGTGTTCCTGATGTAAATGGTTGTTATGCAGGTGTAGAGTTTTGGCTTGAATTAAAAGACGTAGGTTTAAACTCTAACAAAATACCTTTAAGAGTTATGCAAGTATCTTGGATAGCTCGTAGAGTTGCACATGGTGGCAGAGTTTTTGTATTAGTTAGAAAACTCAACAAACTCTACCTCTATCGAATACAAGTTAAAGACGACATCATCGAGCTCGTAGATAACGGATTAAGTTGTCCCCCTGATTTATTATTAGATATTCCATACGAATGGAGTGCTCTAGGTCGTGCTTTACTTTCGTAATACTGCTATATATTATTTATAGGGTAAGCGTGGGGCTTACGACCATATGAACTATCAGAAAGGAGAATTATATGGCACATAACGTAGAAACAATGGCGTGGGCGAACGATATACCTTGGCACGGTTTAGGTGTTGAAGTAGAGTCTAATCTTACACCATTGCAAATGCTGGAAGCGGCAGATTTAAATTGGACAGTTAGTAAACGTCCAAGTTATACTATCGCTACACCAGACTGGACCGAAGATGTAGAGTTGATTCAAGCTGAAGATACTTACCACATCGTTCGTGACAGTGACAATACAATACTTTCACATTGTGGGAAGAACTATGTTCCTTTTCAAAACGAGAGAGTATTTGAGTTTTTTAAACGCTTTACAGAAGCTGGTCAGATGACCATGGAAACTGCAGGTAGTTTAAGAAACGGCAAAGAAATTTGGGGTTTAGCTAAAATCTCAGATGACTTTGAACTTGTAGGTGGTGATGAAATTAAAGGGTATCTTTTAATTAATCAACCACATGTTGCAGGTAAATCGATGACGATAAAACTAACGCCTATAAGAGTAGTTTGTAATAACACACTTACATTGGCTCTAGAACAAGCAGGTAATCACTTTAGAGTGCCTCATGTAAGAGATTTTAATGACAAAGTTGTTCAAACTGCAGAAGAAGCATTAGGTCTATCTGAATCTAAAATGCAAGAGTTTAGGCAATACGCTACAACTCTATCTAAAGCGAAAGCTAAACATTCTGACGTAATCGATTATGTTGCAGAAATATATCAACCAGATATGCTTATGCAGTATAAACTAGAAGAAAAACTACGTTCAGAAGGTAAAGCAGTCGGTATACAAGAACCACTAGCAGAGAAACTTAATAAGTTTCCTTCATTAGCTATGGAAGGGTATTACAACTCTCCAGGTGCAAGCCTTAAATCAGCTAAAGATACTTGGTGGGGTGCATTTAATGCAGTAACTTATGTCGAAGACCATCTTAGGACTTCGCAAGTAAAAGGTAATGCTTTACACAGTGCTTGGTTTGGTGCAGGAGCTAATAGAAAAGCTAAAGCACTAGATATGGCTCTATCGAGGGCTGCATAGTGGACGAATACAGAGTGCCCGCACTTCTGCTAAGCAGATTATGGGAAGCTGTGTTTACTAAGGCACACGAAAATGAGTTAGCACAAGAACTCGCTGACCTCATGATTGCACAAGGCTGCCAACAACTGGAGGGGGTGACAGACCCTGCAGTTATTTTTTGGTTTTGGAAAAAATATCTAGAAGATAATGAACTTATTAAAATAGAGGATATACACTAATGGAAAAATTTTATATTGAAAAGAATATACCACCCCCTACAGATATTAGGGGCAAATCTAGTCAACGACCATGGCATAAAATGGAAGTTGGTGATTCGGTATTTATACCGTTGAAAGAAGATGATAATGCACAACGTGCAAAAAACAGATTACAACAATCTACTCGGACTTTTTGTAAAAAACATGAACCCGAATGGAAGTTTGTATTGCGTTATAGACTTGAAAATACAGGTGTCGCTGGAACTTTAGGTGAACAATCTGGTATAAGAGTCTGGCGTATCGCTTAATGATATTGTTGCTTTACATTCGTGAGGTTCATAACTATTATTAAGGTTGGCTCTGCTATAAAGCAGGAAATATTAACATTAGAAAGGAGAAAGATATGCGAACAGCAACTACAACTTCTAAATCTAAGAGTATGCCGCCAAAGGTTGTTGCAGACAAGCCTATAAGCAAAGCACAAGTAACAAAAGTGCCAAAGCCTGTCGCAAAAACTAGAGGTGCAGCGAGAAAAAACTACAAGTTCAGTGGCACTATGCCCGAACAAACTGGTTTTACACCGCAGATGTATGCTCTATTACAGACTATTAATGAAGCTAAAAAGACTGAGCTAGACCCTAACAAGTTTACTGCTCAAGATTTAGTAGCATTAGCTGTAAAGAAAGGATTCTTGTCTACTTGTCAAGACCCTTTAAGAATTTTCAGATTCTACAAAGATAGATTAGTAGGCGAAGGCTTCCTATCTGAAGTATAATTTGGAAAAAGTAGGTGTTTGAGTCAACTACCCTACTATAAAAGAGATAGTTGTAGGTCGATTACCACCGAATAAAAAACTAGGTAATCAGTAGTGATAGATTGGTTTTTTAGATTTGTCACAGTCTATCACTACACTTTTCATAGGAGGAGAATATGGAAATCATAATAACTAAACATGACGGCACTGTTGTAGAAACTAATGCTATAGCACTCGCCCGTAAACTTAACAATATTGTTGTTGATAAAATGGCTGATGGAGTTTTAGGAAAACCAGAAATCCGTTGGGACCAAGCTGATTTTATTAATTGTATGATTGATACTATCGATACTATGTTTACTGAAAAAGAAATGAAATAACGTTGCTTTACTTTGCTGTTAATGGTAAGTAAAGTAGTTATATAACTAATTAAGAAAGGAGAAAGTTATGAAAGCGATATTGATTGACCCTTTTGACCAATGTGTGTCAGAGGTAGATTACAACGGTGATTATAAAGAAATTTATAAATTAACAAATTGTCGTTCGTTTGATTGTGTAAGGTTAGACGATACTAACGATATGTATGTAGATGATGAGGGTTTACTTAGAAACCCAAACCGATATTTTAAATATGGTGAACATACTATCGCAGGTAATGGTTTGATACTTGCACATAATGATGAAGGCGAAAGTGTAGGCACTGAACTTAGTAGTGATGATGTTTATAAAAAAGTACAATTTTTACCAGAAGGTCATACTGAAGAGCCTTATATGGAATTTTTTCCTATTAGGAGTTAATTATGCCAAATCATTGTCATAATCGTATAGAAATACATTGTAAAACAGTAGAACAAGCTAAAGAAATTAAAAATTTTTTACACTCTAAAGAAACTTGTTTTGACTTAAACAATATAGTTCCAAAACCAAATTTTGAGAAAACACCATTGACTGGTAACGAAACTGGTTTTCTAGGAGAAAAATTAGAACTTGGTAAAGTTGGCGAACTACCTGTAAAAGATGAGGAATTCCCAGAAGCACTCGGTACATTTTGGAAGTTTGCTAGTACTGGTAAAAACGACGATAGGTGGTACACTTGGCAAATAAATAATTGGGGAACAAAGTGGAATACTTACAGTGATGAGTTATCTTATATAGATGATGATACTGTTTTATATTACACTTTTGATACCGCATGGTCGCCACCTGAACCAGTAATAGATAGATTGCGTAAAATATATACTGAAAATATGGGTGTTCATATAACTGCTTGGTTTGATGAACCTGCTATGGAAATCGGGGGCTATTATTAGTGCTTTACTTTGGCGTTTATGGTAAGTAAACTATTAGTAAGTTTTAGCTGTAGAATTTTATTATTTTTGACTACAGCTACGAAGGGTGTGTGAGAGGTTTTAAAATTACGCATGCAACTCCAAGGAAGACAAAGGTTAACGTAGACCCACTTGGCACACACCCGATTTTAGAAAGGAGAATATATGAATTTACAAAAGATATTAGACGAAACATTACGGCATATCAGTAGGTTAACATTCTATTTAGATATGTCAGATGAAGATAGAATACGAGCACATAAGTTCGTATCTTCAGCTATATGGGATTACCATAGGATATACGAACCTTATAAGAAAATTACAGTTGCTGATGTTAGCCACTTTTTTGATATATGGTTCGATGTTCATTATGGTAATGAAGAAAAATGTTTATGTGGTTTACCTTTATCGTTAAATGGTAAAAACTGCTACGAACACATGAGTAAGGGGTATTAATATGTTAGTTGAAAGTAAAGATGTGAACACTATAAAAAGAATAATTAATTTTTATTGTGATATAAGTGATGATGAAAATGCTAAAGATAAAGTCCAACACGCTTGGACAAATATTATCCAAGCCTTACATCACGCTCATACGCAAAACTCTATTATGATGTTGATGAATATCGATACTAGATTAGATAGGCAAAAAGATGAAGGTAGTAATTAATACATATAGAAGGCTATCACATCTTGAATTAGGTGTTAGAATTACTATAGATGATATTAAAAAGATTTTACCTGATTTAGCGGAATGGCAAGCACAAGTAGTATTGGCAAGACTTGCAAGAGAACATGACGAAGGAGTGTTTTATGAAGCAGCAATCGAACAAATCGAAAAGTGGGGAAAAGAAATGTACCCCTCAACCGATACCAAAACATCTAAGACATCTTAGCAAAAAAGCTATTAATGGACTTAGATATATATTTAGAGGTAAGTTATGAGAGAAGGTAGAATAATACAAATAGAACAGTGGGCTGAAGAACGTGGTCTGCTTATAGACTCACCAGAGTATAAAGGTTATGCTTATAAGTATCACGATATACAAGCACAAACGATGAAACTTATGGAAGAAGTAGGTGAAACTGTCAAAGCTATAGCCTATAAAGATTCACAAGGAGTTATGGATGGTATTGGTGATTGTGTAGTGGTGTTGATTGTATTAGCAGCACAACATAATATGACCTTAGAAGAGTGTTTAGAACACGTGTGGGATGAAATAAAAGACCGAACAGGTAAATTGGAGGACGGATTATTTAAGAAAGATTGAACATTATATGCTACCTACAAAGCAGTGGGATAAGCTCCACAAATAAGGGTAGGCTAAGATACAAGTTAAAATACGATGCGTGGCGAGACTTGATGGCATATAAGATAGGTGGTTATTGTTGGGTAGACATGTCAAAGAGTATGCAAACTAGCGACCTTACTCCCGTGACCACCGACCGAGCGATAGATGTCTCCGTTTATTATTAATTGCATTTATCGCTCACCTGTTTAGTAGGTGACGAACAGGAATGGTAGTATACGACAAGCAGTCCCTGAAAAGCCAACTGCACGTTTCGTCACCAACTTTATTCAGGTGTACTATGTTTAGCATAGCTATTACTCACACCTGATAGGAGAGCGAGTCTCCAAAGGGGTCTTATTATTTGCCCTGTTCATAACTCGCTCTCCGCCTTGCTTTACATTCGTTTTGCTGGTAACTAAACTATATATAGTTAAAAATAAGAAAGGAGAAATTATGGAAATTATAGAAATTATAAGTTATACGATATTATCGATAGTATTAATAACTATGATAATAATTAATGAGAGGAGATTATAATGGGATTAGATTGTTATATTGTACATGGTAACGACCATGATAAAGCGTTTACGCACGAAGATGATGAACGCCTAAAAGATATCAATCTTTGTGGGGGTATGTTGAGCGGAACTGGTAGTAGTGGCTCATTTAGAGGTAAAGCATACGAGCCTTTAATTGATGACCTTATGAGTATGTCCGATGAAGACTTTCATGGGTGTGGTATATGGCATAAATCAGATGACGATGACCCACCATATGTTACAAGCGATGAGCTAAAAGCACAGGCTAAAGTATTAGAAGAATTTTTACATACTGTCAGAGATGAAAATGGTGTTTTTGCAAATACCGATAACCCTGAAGATGAATCTACTTGGTTAGATATGGACGATGATAATATCGTTTATAATTCAGCACATGGTTATGAATATACATACGGCGAAGTTAAAGACCTAGCGACTTTACTTGGTGTTGCTGGTAAACGTGGTGCGATAATGCACGTATGGTGGTAGTGCTTTACTTTGGCTTTTTTCGTAAATATACTATATATAGGCTTAATTAAGAAAGGAGAAAGATTATGATATGTTCATTATGCCGAGACAAAATACCGACCGCACGAGCGAAACTAGGTTATTCGACTTGTACATCGTGTGGCGAGGAAGCTGCACAGCGACTAGCTGAACAGCGTAAGAAACAGATTGCACCTGCTTATAATAAAGGTGCGTATCAGTATATTACATTAGACGATACTAAAACTATTGGGAGGTAGTTATGAGTGATAATCTAAAATCGAATATTAGAATCTGTAAAGATGTTTATGACACCAGACTAGGTAAAGGAAACTGGGCGTTGACTAATTATGGTGGGGGGACTAAAGTTGTAGTAAGAAACAAAGAAGGCTATCACTATGGTTTTTGTCAGCTCGACCAAGACATGGTAGACGATATAAATTTCTTTTTTGGTAACGATGAAAAAACTTTATTAAAACATAGCTTTGGAGGTAAAGATGGAAAGTGAATATAAATCTTATTTTGAGTTGTTAGATACTATGCAAGAATCAGGACGAATGAATATGTATGGTGCAGCACAAATGTTACGTGAATTAGATGATGATTTAAATAAAAAACAAGCTACGGATATTGCTGTAGCTTGGATGAAACAAAAGGTGGTTAGCGATGAGTAAAAGACTATATGATTTTTATTTAGAAGTGCCTAAAGAAGGCTACAATAAAGAGGGTACTTCAGAACATGATGATATTCATATTTTTAAAGGTGCATTATCCGACTTTACTCATATAGAAGAACTATACGGGAAGTTGTGGTTTAATGTGATAGATAAACAATTAGAACATATTGACTATAACAAAGATAGTGGTTATCCAATAAAACAGCTAACCGAAGATAAAATTATGTTGAATTGGGAAGGTTCAGATATATATGCATTAGCAACTGATACAAACAACAAGTTTTATTATTTAGGTAATGGAGTATTATCAAGAGGTGAAACAGTATGAGTAACGATTGCCCACATAATAACATAAGTAATAGTTTTAAGATTACTAAAGATGGTGTTTTACAAAGCGTTCTAGAATGCGAAGATTGTGGTAAAAGAGAAGTAGAATTATTTACTGATAAATACCCAGAAAGCCATAAATATTATAAGGTCAAGAAGTCGAATGCCTGATAAAGAAGAAATACTTACAGCTATATTATGTTGGTTTTTAATCGGATTATGGATTTATATCTACTACTAAATTGCTGTTTTATTTTGGCTATAATGGTAGCTATACTATATATAGGTTAAAAAAGAAAGGAGAACGATATGATTGAAAAAGAAACTATACTAGATAGGTTTAGAGAATGTGAGTCACCGACTCTAGAAGATATCGCTATAATGACACATTATAAAGGACTAGATAAAAGCTATCCGAAGTTTTTGACTAAAAAGTTATTTGGACTAGATAAAGTAACATTAGCCGATTGTCCGACTGTTAGATTCTATGCATACGAAGGAACTTATTACTCTATTGAAAACCATGATACAAACCACGATTATCTACAGTGGTTTTATTGCCCAGACATACTAACAACGATAGAATGCGAAGAAGTGTTTTATAATTTAGTATGGACAGATAACGAGTATGCGGACAGTGTTAGAGGCTCATAACCTCTTTGCCCTTTGCTTTATTTTGGGCGTTTTGCTAGTTATACTTATAAAGTAGTAAATTATTACTATGATAGAAAGGAGAAAGATATGAACTTAACTAAAGAGCAACAAAAGTATTTATTGAATAAATACAAACACTATGCGTATGGAAACAGCTATTCCGTATTGATAATTGAGAATGACTGTGAGGTTTGGAGAAAAGACTTGACGGATGACACAAGCATGCACCTTTTAACCGATGAAGAGGTTAGTTTACTGCTTGCATTGTCACCAAACACTAAGATAAACCAAACTGATTATAGTGAAAAATGTACCGAAAGAGCAGAAACAATCAGGCTTTACGGTTATGAACCAACATATTAAGAAAGGAGAAAATATGAATTACGCATTTGATTACATAAACAAACAACTCGATGGGAATCGAGTTGACGATTGGCATTGTATGATACCACTATCAGAAGATGGAGGGGAAATGGCTGACGATATGGTCGATTGTGCTATACCAAAAAAGGAGATACACAATTACCCTGACCCAGCAGATTATGTCTTAATAGTCAACGAAGAACGCAAAGGTTTTACTGAAGCTGATGTTATCGGAACAGCTATAATACAATCTAAAGATTATATCTACCATATATTTAAAGTAGGCGACGGGCATGGATTCATGGCTTCGATTACTCGATTTAATAAAGTAAAACATGAAGTGACCAGAGAAGAATGGGAGAACAGTTACACTTGCGGATAACATTATGGTAAGAGTCTTAGAATTAATACTGTTCGAATACTGCTTTATTTTCGGTTTGCTGGTAGCTATACTTATATAGTAAAAAAATAATTAATTCATAGAAAGGAGAAAGATATGAAAGAATATACTAGAGGACGACACGTCTACATAGGACAAGAATGGAGCTGTGGAGATGATGAGTTTAGGAAGGTTACTAAGATAGAATTAGTAAAACGTGGGACTAGATGTATGGACGATGATTTTACATTCAACGTACCAGCTGAGCTAGTAACATTCGACGATGGAGCACAAGGATATGTTAGCCCTGAGTTTGAAGGAGTCCTGTGGACTTACGACACACTTCAGCGTGAAAGCGGGATAATGATTGCTTAGATAACTAACATTCGAAAGACCCTCGCCTAGTGCGGGGGTTTTTTATGCTCGTAATAATCTGATATTAGATATATCGTATTAGTGTTTTTAAAAATAAAAAAGTTTTTTGTAAAAAATGTTTAAAACTACTAATATTTCTAATATTCTAATAGAATCAGTCTGTAACTCTCTTTGTTACTCTATTCTTTGATTGTTCAAATCTAATAGATTTTCTATTAGTTATTAGAAACTATGGTAAGATTACTAGAGGGCACGAGAAAAGTAATTTGAAAATTATCTTTTTTAATATATTTGTAATATCATTTGCTACATCGAGGTATTACAATGAAAAAGCTAACTTACACTCATTTAGTTCCAACCGAAGACGGAAAAGCATTTGTTGACCAACAGGGTAAGACGTGGCAACCACTCAACTCAAAACAAAAAAGATTTTGTAAAGAGTATATCAAAGGACAAACAGCTACTGAATCGGCTATAAAAGCAGGGTATACCAAAGATAGGAAGGGTGCTAAGACACAGGGCAGTGTATTACTCAATCATAACCCAGTTGTACGAAACTATCTCATTGACTTGGAAATCCAAGCCTCAGAGAAGGAAGCAGTTTCTCTAGAGAACCACCTGTCCACTCTACACGACCTGCGAGAAGAAGCCAAGGACCAAGGTCAAATATCCGCTGCTATCACTGCAGAGGTTCATCGAGGCAAGGCAGGAGGACTCTACATCGATAGACGTGAGATACTCACCGCTAAAATTGATATGATGTCCAAGGATGACATACTCACTCGCCTCAAAGAATTGATTGCAAAAAAGACTGATAACATTATCGAAGGCGACTTCACCAAGAACCACTGACCGACGGAGCGATGGACGGACTTTGTTCTGTTCTTTTTACTCCTTTACTTTGGTACCAATCTGGCATATGATATAACTATATTAACGGGGTAGTTCCCACTATTAGAAAGGAGAATATTATGACAATAGATAAAAACTACAAACCTGAGACTCAAAGAGGGTCTTCAAACTATAACCAAGTAATCACTTTAGTGGCTACGCCGAAAGGAAAGATTGCATCACAGGCTGGATACATTATCAAGGCTTTACTTGCTGCGAAAGACTACAGTCTTACAGTTGGTGAGTTAATCGGAACTGACGGCTCGACTGAAAGTGCTTGGGAGAAAGCAGGAGGTGTAACAAAACAAACACCTGCGGATATCTGGACACACTACAGAAAAAAGCTAGTAAATGCTGGATTCATAACAGTTAGTTAGACTTACTGACTGGTTCCAAAAGGGCGACTTCGGTCGCCTTTTTTGTGCTCTACTCTAGTCTACTCTATCACTCTACTCTATCGCTCTACTCTATCCGTCGCCTCTATCTATCCCTGTCCCACTCTATCCTTCCCCTCCTTCCGTCCGTGCGTCCGTGCGTCTTTCGTAAATCTTAAATAACTTAACTAACTTAATTAGATCTTCTAACTTATATAACCTAAATATATTAATTAAATTAATTAAATTAATTCTTTACTTATTATCTTAAATAGCGTTATAATTAGCGTATGAAAAATAATAATAAGGTTAACGCACCTAAAAGCGTTGAGGTTGACACAACCAAGAAACAGAATGTGTTTGCTGACCAATTAGCACAAACTGGTGGTGGTGCTAGTAGTAATACTAAGTTAATATTATTAGATGTAAGTCCTGATGATATTAGAAGAGCAAGACCACCAAGACAAGTTATGTTAGTGTGTAAGCTCTTACATGACTTAGGCGGTACTGCTACTGTTGGTCAACTTAATGACTTAATCATTGGTTTCATGAATGATACTAATGATAATTTTTGGGTTAGACCTAACGGCGTATCTTATGTTCAAGACATATACCCAGTTATGACTGCTTATATGTCACAAATGTTAGGTAGTAAAGAATGGGGTAATAAGAAGGGTAAACTACCTTTAGTTAAAACATCTTAAAACATAACCTAATAACCTAAGGGGCGTTCTAGCCCCTTTTTTATATCTACTCTATTACTTATATTTACTAACGCTTATACGCTACCCCTATACCCCCTAGACCTACGCTAGCGTCCTCACCCTCCGCCGCACCTTAGTGTCAGCCTCAAAATCCTTTCTACTTTACAAATAAGTCCCTAGTAAAAAAATTTTGCGAAAAAAATTTTTACGTTTATACTTTTGTTATGTCAACTGACCCTAGAACAAGAGAATACAACAGAAGATTAGCTGAACTAGAAAATCTTATCACTGATAATCGTTTAGTTTCTAAAGAAGCACAGATGAGTTCATTAAGTGGTGAAGGATATAAAGACCCAAGATTTACTGTTGGTTTTGATAATCCTTTAATAGAAAAGTTTGGTTTATTTCCACTAGCAGCAAAAGGTAGTGGGTATCAACCTTCAACTGCAGATTTAGGTATGAGTGGGGATGATTCAATGTTACAACCTACAATCGGTGGGTTTTATAATCCACGTACAGATGTTGTTTTATTTAAAGACCCTGATAAAGCTATAACTGAAGATTTTTTAAAAACTATGGGTATGGAATATACGCCAGGTGATACCAAAACAGCAAGAGACATACAACAACATGAATTAATACATAGAGCAGCACAAAAAAGCGGATATCTAGACTTTTTACCAACCAGTGAATTTTTAAAAGAAAACGCAACTACAAAATATCTAAAAGGTAATTTAGCTAAATATTTAAAACCTTTAATTAATGAAGTTCTTGCTGAATCTTATGAAGATAATGATGGTTTAGAAAATAGAATAAGGTTTAGAGTAAGTATGTTTAATATAAAAGATGATATGAAAAAGATAGTTGCAGATGAAATGATTGAAAACGTTGATGTTTTAAAACAAGATTTCGAAAAGTATTTAAAATCAATATCTAATCCTGATGAAGTAAGAGCTACAAGTTCTGTAAGAAAAATACCTGCAGAAAATGTAAGACAACTAAGACCTTCACGCACAGATGAATTAGTAGTAGAAATGGAGTAAGTATGAAAAAGATATTAAATATAGTAGGAGCAGTCGCACCAACATTAGGTTCGGCATTAGGCGGTCCACTTGGCGGTATGGCGTCAAACGTCATTTCTAAAGTTTTAGGTGTTGATAATAACCAACAAGCAATAGAACAAGCTCTTTCTAACGCAACCCCTGAACAGTTGTTAGAGATTAAAAAAGCAGAAAAAGATTTCGAAGTTAAAATGAAAGAGTTAGGTGTCAAAGTTTTCGAACTTGAAACACAAGATAAACAAGACGCACGAACCAAGTTTAGCAAAGATTGGACAGCACGTATTATTGGTATAGCTATGGTTATGGGTTTTCTTGGTTACATTTTTCTAGTAACATTACAACCACCAGAACAAAACAGTGAAGCATTGATTAATTTAGTGCTTGGATATTTAGGAGGATTAGCTAGTGCAGTGATAAGTTTTTACTTCGGTGCGTCTAATACAGAAAAATAGTCCGCCGACAAAGAAACTCATTCATTGTTTAAACTACTTTACTTATTATGGCAGAAAGACCAGAATCTATAATAGCACCAATACCTCCATCAAGTAGTCCTGTACTTGATAGATTTTTCGATTACCTAAACCAACCGTTAAGAACTGAAGACCCTTTAAAAAATTTATTATCAGGTATAACCGAGTTTGTTCCTGGAATATCTACAGAACTAGCTAGACGTAGAGGAGATGATTTAGGTCAAGCATTAAGTTTGTTAGATGTTTTAGGTGGTAGCGGCACTGGTGTAAAAATGGGTTCTATATTTTTAATCGAAAGAAAAAAGATGTTAGAAAAAGCTCTCAAAGATTTAGATACTGACCCTATATTAAAAATGAATCCTGACGCAGGTAAAACGTTACAAAAACAATTAGATGACGTTAATAAACAAATCGCTACCGATAAAGAAACTGCAAAACGTTATGGAGAAATGACTGATGAAATATTAGGTAGTAAAGGCACAGGTATAACAAGCCAGTTACCTCCAGCGACTTTGAATCAATTAATTAATGCAGTAGAAAAACAAAACAAAATTATGCGTAAACGAGAGGGTGATGATTTTGTTGATGACTTTTTCTTTGGTAAAAAACCTAAAGATTAATCTTGTCTGATAAATTAAAATCTTTAAAAAACGTAGACCTCAGTCATTTAACAACTGCTGAAGCTAAAGAGTTTACTATTCTTTTAGAAGAATTAGAAAAACGTGAACACCAAATAAAATCAACAAGTAGTTTTTTAGATTTCGTTACAGCTATTTGGTCAGAATTTATATCTGGCGAACATCATGCAAAAATGGCTAAAGCCTTTGATGATATTGCTAGTGGTAAATTAAAACGTTTAATTATTAATATGCCACCTAGACATACTAAATCAGAATTTGCTTCACATTTATTTCCTGCATATCTGTTAGGTAAAAACCCTAAACTAAAAATTATAGAAGCTACCCACACTGCCGACCTTGCAATTAATTTTGGTAGAAAAGTTAGAGATTTAATCGATAGCGAAGAATATAATCAGCTTTTTCCTGAAACAGAACTAAAAGCAGATAGTAGAAGTGCTGGTAAATGGTTAACAAATAAAGGCGGTGAATACTATGCTGCTGGTACTGGTGGTGCTTTAGCGGGTAGAGGTGCTGA